AGGACGGGTCCGTGCTGATCGGCTCGGGCATGCGGTCGGCCAGCGCAATGCGCCTGCCTCGCTCGATGTACTTCTCGGCCACATCTTGCTCGTAGCGCACGCGCTCGGTGTAGATGCGGTCGTCGTCCTTGCACACGGCCACGTACAAGGCCCGGTCGACCTTGGTGCCGTGCATGTAGAGTTGCATCTGCACGAAGTGCTCAGGCTTGGCGCTGGCCACAGCACCGGCCTTCACCAAGTCGTCAAAGGACTTCTTACTGTGCGTTTTGAACTCGGCGATGTGGCGCTTCTTGGGCGCTTCTGGCACGCCAGACTCGATGATGCCGTCGATGCTGCCGGAGACGTGCGCACCGAAGTCCACGCGCGCCTGCTGCTTGCCTGCGCCACGCACATCGAGGCCGATGGCGCGCAGGTCCGACACGATGGTGGCCTCCTCCATCTGGCCCCTGCGAAACAGTCGCAGGATGCGGCCAGGGAACTGTGGCTGCACGGCCCACCGGAAGGACAGCCACAACCAGCGGTCGCAGGGGTGGCCCAACTGACTGCATCCCATGTGCGGCCTGGGCGGCTCGGCCAAAGACTCGTGATGCTTGTCGATCTTGGCCTGGATGCTATGCTCTGAATCAGGTATCTTCATGGGTATCTCCTTCATGCAGTTGTCACCCCGGTCCTCTTGCGAGGCCGGGGATTTTTTTACTTCTTGGCCCAGGGCGGCGTGGCCTTGGCTGGCGCGGCCGCTGCTGGTGCGGAAGCAGCAGGCGAGGCTGCACGTGCTGCGAAGGTCGGCGCGCTGCCGGTGATCGCCTTGAATCCCTTGACCTCGTTCTGCGCAGCATACTGCTCGGTAGCGGCGCGCACATCAAGTTTGATCGACAGGCTGCCACCGATCAGTTGGTCGGTGTCCGTGACCTTGGCCAGGCCAATGCTGCGCATCAACTCGCCAAGCTGCTGTCGGCCAATCTCTTCGGCCTTGGCGCTGGCGTTCTTGATGTTGAGGTTGCCGAACACAACGCGGCCCTGATGCGAAGGTCCGGTGATGTCGTAGCGAACCTTGATGTACTGGCCCGAGCCGTCTTTTGTCGGCTGCAGGTCAGCCTTGTTGATGGTGGCCGTGTACCAGCCGGGCGGAAGCGGGTCGTAGTTGCCACCGTTTCCTTCAGGCAGTGTGTTGACGTCAAAGGTTTGTCCGAGGAATGCCATGATTACTTCTCCTTGCGAGTGATGGTGAATGAAGGGCGGCCAGGCTTGGCCGTGATTGCTGCTGCCAGCGGCTTGGTGATGGCCTCATCCGCTGCTTTCCAGACGGCCATGTTGATCTCCGGCTTCCATCGGAACAGGCTGGAGAGGTGCTCAGTCAGGCCGTGCTCGGCTGCAAGCTCTTGCAGCTTGTCGCTATCGACCTTGCGGTCAATGCGGCCGACGATCTTGATGGTGAACTGGTCCGGGTCAACCGTCTCGGTGCCTTCCAGGTTCTCGGCCACCCCGACCAAGGACTTGATGCGGTCCTCGATCTTGCGACGGTCTGCCGTGGCGTCTGCCTCGGCCTGCTTGGCGGCCAGCCACAACTGCGACAACTCGTTGAGGTCGCTGGTCTTGATCTCGTAGGCCATCACTTTCCTCCCATTTTTGCGATGATCGCGCCTAGGTCAGGCGCTTCCCAGGCTTCCAGCTTGCCGCTGCGGTCCTTGGCCAGCCAGAGGCCGTCGCTGTCGCACATCAGGGCGCGCTGCGTCACGCCTTCGCCATCCTTCTCAACCCGCAGGGCCAGAACCTCGTCGAAGAAGTAGGGCAGCGCCTGGCCGGTCTTGTTGCCTGGCATTGATGGCGCATACAGCACGCGGCCCATCTCGTCCTGCGTCTTTTCCAGCTTGGCGCTCATGTACACGTGGCGGCCGGGCAGGTCGCGGAAGGCGCGGATGATGTCTGCCATCTGCTCCTGCATCGCACCGTAGGCTTGCCGCGGGTCTTTGGTGGCCTTCTTCTCGGCGTTGAGCACCACCTCTGCGATCTCGCTGATCGAGTCCAAGGCCACCGACTCGAAGCCTTTGGCCTCGTCCGATTGCGTCAGCCAGGTGTAAGCCTCGCGCAGGGTCTCCATGTCGCCAATCTCGATGAAGGGCAGGTCTGCGTCCTGGATGGACAGCAGGCCACCTTCGGCCGAGAGAACGATGGGGCTGGGCAGGCTCTTCACCAGGCTGGTTTTGCCAGCCCCTGCCTGTCCGTAGACGAGCACCTTCACACCGTTGGCAGCCAGGCTGCCGGTCGTTTTTACGTTGATTGCCATCAGGCATCTCCTTCAGGGTTGCTGCGCCTTCGGCCAATTCCGTTCGCGCAGTGGTTGCAACTTTACCGGGTTTCCGGGTAAGATGTCAACACCGCACGAAAATTATTTTGGAAGGACCGCGATGAAGACCCAGGAAGCCATCGACTACTACGGCAGCACCAAGAAGCTGGCAGACGCTCTTGGCATCTGGCCACAGGTCATCTACACATGGGGAGAGAAGCCTCCAATGGCCAGGCAGTACGAGCTGGAGGTGAAAACAGAAGGCACGCTCAAGGCAGACAGGGAGGACAAATGAAGGCGTCCAGTCTCTACGTTTTGCAATGTGAGGACTTTTTCAAAGTCGGAATATCCAAGGCGTTCAACAACAGGCTGAATACCATTTCGAATGCAACTCCTTTTGATGTTGATGTTGTCCACGTGATTGAATTCGATGAGCACGCAGACACGAAAACAGCAGAAAGGATTGCTCATCAACAGCTTTTTGACATGGGCCACCATGCCAAGCTCGAATGGTTCAGAGGCCCAAAAGGAACTGTGCTTCAGGTGTGCGCACAGGCAGCAGAGATTGCCAAGCATCAAGGAAGGCTGCGGCGGTCAACGATAGAAGCCAAGGCAAGGCACATGCTTTCGATCTGCAAGCCTGACATTGTTGAGGAGTTGACTGGAGTCTCACAAGATCGAATCATTGAGGTTTTGGGCGGCTCAAAGTTTCAAGAACATGAGTTGCTGAAGATCAACACACTGTGGGGACCAATTAATGGCTGACCTGTCCAAAGTCCTCGGCGGCCCCTGGTCGCCACCACCAGAAAAACGCATCGCTCCACCGGAGGAGCAACTGATCGACGCCATCCGGGCGGCCGGGCTGGAACCGCCAGACCAGGTGATCATGGACGGCAAGATCCACCGCTTCAAGTCCGGCACCAAGGGCAGCGGCAACAAGGGCGGCGACAAGCCGGGCTGGTACCTGATCTTTGGGGACGGCGTCCCGGCCGGGCGCTTCGGCTGCTGGCGCATGGGATTTGAGTCACCCTGGCGCGCGGACGTTGGCCGGAAGCTCACGGCCACCGAGGAAATGCAGCACGCCAGGCGCATCGCAGAGGCCAAGGCGATCAGGGATGCGGAACTTGAGCGCCAGCACGAGGTGGCATCGGCCACGGTCGAGACGATCTGGTCGTCGGCCCAGGCAGCCAGCCCCGAGCACCCATACCTGCAGCGCAAAGGCATCGGCGTGCATGGGGCGCGCGTGACCGGCGACGGTCGCCTGGTGGTGCCGCTGTACGGCCAGGACGGCCACCTCTCCAGCCTGCAGTACATCGCCCACGACGGCAGCAAGCTCTACCATCCCGGCGCGCAGACTGGCGGCAAATTCTGGATGGTCGGAACGATGGACGAGCCGGGAACGCTGTTCGTGGCCGAGGGATTTGCCACGGCAGCCACCATCCACGAGACAACCGGCAGGCCGTGTGTGGTGTCCTACAGCGCCAGCAGCCTGGTGCCGGTCACTGGTACCCTGCGCGAGATGTACGGCGCGACCCAGGACATTGTGATCGTGGCTGACCACGACGCATCTGGGGTTGGCCAACGCTACGCGGAGCAGGCTTCGGCCAAGTTCGGCGCGCGCATGGTCATGCCTCCCCTGCAAGGGGATGCCAACGATTATGCGCAGGCCGGGCACGACTTGGCCAGCCTGCTGCTGCCACCCGACGATGATTGGTTGATCCCGGCAGACGACTTCTCGGCCCAGCCAGCCCCCATCTCCTGGCTGGTCAAGCGCTGGGTTCAGGACCAGGCGCTGATCATGGTCCACGGCCCATCGGGCGGCGGCAAGACCTTTGTGGTCCTGGACTGGTGCCTGCGCATGGCCAGCGGCATGGACGACTGGTGCGGCAACAAGGTCAAGCAGGGAAACGTGGTCTACCTAGCCGGTGAAGGCCACCACGGCCTGCGTGGGCGCATCGCAGCCTGGAAGCACCACCACCAGGCCGGGCACCTGTCCATGTGGCTGTCCAAGGACGGCTGCGACCTCAACACCCCCACCGGCTACCTCAAGGTCGTCGAGCAGGTCCGGATGCTGCCTCAGAATCCCAAGGTGATCGTGGTCGACACCCTGCACCGCTTCCTGGCCGGTGACGAAAACAGCGCCCAGGATGCCAAGACCATGCTGGATGCTTGCAACAGCCTGATGAACGAGTTTGGCTGCAGCGTGATCCTGGTCCACCACACCGGCGTGGCCGAGGAAGCCCAGCACCGGGCACGCGGCTCCAGCGCTTGGCGTGGCGCTCTCGACATCGAAATCAGCATCGTCCCAGGCACCGACAAGGTGCCGATGCAGATCGTTCAGCGCAAGTCCAAGGACGCGGAGATGGCCCCGACGGTCCATGTCGAGTTGCAGCAGGTGACCATCCCAGGCTGGAAAGACGAGGACGATCAGCCAGTCACATCGGCAGTCGTCGTCCAGGCCGAGGCTCCGGCCAACCCCAAGAAGGACGGCAAGATCGACAGCCACCGCAAGACCTTCGA